ATTGGAACATTATTAACATACATCAAATGCACAAGTTGGAAATCATCATCATTTGTTGTTGCAATACCGTCACACCATCCCCACTCAAACTGATCCATAATCACATCAAAAAGTTGACAAAACTCCTTATGGGGTAAAAAGTCGTCAATGATTTCAATCTGATTATTCATTTAATCAATTTTTGATATTTTTCAAGTAGAGTGGGTTTGGGTTCTGTTATTGTCAATATCTTATCAGAAGAGATCATAAATGTATTATCATTAGTGACCTCTATCAACCAAGGTGACATAATATCATTCTCAGTCAATATAAACGGTTCCGTTAGTTTGCAATCAGGTTCACCAATCTCAACACCTACTTCGTCAATCTGACTAATCAGAATCTGTTGATTCGTCAGTACTATTAGTTTGATCATCTGTTTCGTTAGTTGGTGTTTGGTTTCCTATGATATACCTTTCATAAAGGTTCTTTGCTTGTGCTATAGGTTCCACAATAGCTAGAACATCGTCTGCTTTTATATCTATACTTTCATCTGCAGATAGTGACGTAAAAGGTTTTAATTTAAGATGACCCAATTGACTATCATTACCTGGTGTGGTTGCAACATTTTCATAGTGCATCCATATTTGGCAAGGTTTTTGCAACCTATATCCAATTACTTTTTGATCATCACCTTCAGGGACAGCCAACTCTAATACATCCGTGATAACATCTTCACGAGTGTTTAGCATTACTACTTTTACAGCCATAGTTCTTCTTTACTTAATTTTTATTATAACGAAAAAAAGAGAGTCTGTCAAGACTCTCTTTTCTTTAATTCAGCATCTACAATATCTTGCAGCTTTTCAAACTCTTTAACCCTTTCAACATCCAACAATAATTGAGCTAGTTGAGTAATGACTAAAGGTTTTTCATTTGTAGAGGCAGATCTAACTGCTGCTCTCAAGTGAGACTCTGCTTCAAGTAGATGGTCTAGTGTGGTTTGAGATAGTGCCATAATTAAAGATACTCTTTACGTTCATGATGATCGGGAACAATTTTATTTAGTTCCACTGTTAATAATCCATCTTCAAACTCGACGGATCCAACCTTCGTATCGTCGGAGACCGTCCAAACTCGTTCAAAGGAACGTTGGGCCAATCCTTTATGGACAAATTCTCCAACATTTTCTGATTCTTCTTTCTTGCCTTTGACATATAGTTTTCCAAACTCCGTGAAGACTTGTAACTCATCTTTCTTGAACCCCGCCAAGGCGATTTCGAGTTTCGACTCATGATTATTTAATTGTATTAAATTGTATGGTGGATAATTTGATTGTGGAAAGTCTGAATTAAAAAACCTATCAAAGTAATCATCCATTCCTATACTGTTCTTGTTAATCCTCTCCATAAGTTCGGGAAGATTTGCAGCATGATAGCGTTGTAGTGCGTTCATAGTTCTCCTTTAAAAGCGAGTGTGTTAGTTTGGATCCTTTCGGCATCCAATACTAATTATAACACTTTTACTCTAATCTAAGGTGTGGTTTCTTCTACCTTATTCTTCTTACCAATATTATACTTCTGTTCTAGGATCCAATCACCCTTATCTTTATAAGATAATACCTTTATCTGGTTGAGTGGAGCAATGTCAGAAACAGATTCTTCCTTGACTATAGATGCCAATCCCCAATCAGATAGTAATTTAGTTATTCTATTGCGTCTTTGTATATCATTGACTGTTAGATTAGCATGTTTGCCATCTAATGCAAATAATTCTTTGAAGTGAACGAGATAATATCTTCCTTGCTTATGAAGTATATGACAAGATTGATAAAGCTTTTTCTCCTTCCTCGATGCCACTCCTATTCTGGTCAATGTTTCACGTACTTTCAAGAAGTCGTCAGGTTCATTTAATAGAACCTCAACCATCATATCAGGAGACCAGTTTACTTGTGGTTCTTGTGTAGTCATTTTGTACCGCCAGTTTCAAGTCGTTGTTTAATAAAGTTCAGTTGCTTCTTATCTAGAATCTTCAGTGCTTGGGAAGCTTTCTCATTACTATACCCATAATACTGTTTAACACATTCTAAATCATCAACCTTCTCTTTTCGGAGCCAGGGAGAAAATCTCTTCTTTTTCCTAAGTGTATTTAGATAAAATGAATATTGCATATCTTTATCTAAGAAAGAATACCTATTCATCTCATTAACAAACAAAATACAATCAAGATGTCCTGACAAACAACGGTTAATTATATACGGTGGATAATCCTTAATTGCAGAAGGATCTTCCTCAATAAGATTAGTCTTATTGAAGTTAATTGAATTCAACCAATCTTTTAATTCCATGCTAACTCCAAAGGTGTTTGTGGGACAATAGAATAGTTAGTGACTAATAGTTCTGTTTTAATATTTTCATCAGTTCCTTTATCACCACGATGAGCCATGGAGTATCTAAGTTTCCACTCTTTAAGATTGTAGTTTTTATATAAATCTAATAGTTTATCATTCACATTATACGTGATCATAAACTTGTGAGCACAATTATAAACATCATCAGCAAATCTATCATGATCAAACTTCTTGTGCATCTCACGATTCTTGCCATATAAAAAATCCTTAATATCATAAGGAGGATCTAGGAATACAAATGTATCACTTGACCCAGATGCTTTCATTACCTCAGAATAATCAACATTAGTTATCTTCCAATGTTTTATCAACTTAGAAAACTGTGCAAGTTTATCTGCACCTACAAGTGAAAAATTAGAATTGGATGCAGTCTGTGAAAATGTGCTGTTCTCTGTGAGTCCAGAAAAACTACACTTGTTCATTATAAAGAATGCAACTGCTTTCTCAAAGTCATCATAGGTATCAATCTCTGCCTTGTATCTATTGAATAGTTCTTTAGCACTTGCAGTTACTTTATCCTTATCACCCTCATCCAAAGTCTTCTGCTTCTCTTCTCGAACACGCTCGGACAGATCTTCACCCCTATCCCTCAACTGTACCCAAAAATTATAAAGGGGTACATAAAGATCATTGATCCATACTGGTATGTCTGGATTAGATTTTGTTATTTCAATAGCAATAGAACCACCACCAATAAAAGGTTCCCTATACTCAGATATGGTACTAGGGAACCAAGGTGATAATGTTTTTATTGCTTTAGACTTACCACCTGGATATCTAAGAGGCGTCTTTAGACTTTTCATAATAATTTCCCAATGCACCACTCATTAATGTTTCACTAATCTCACCATGTGGTGTGGTGATCGTAGGTTCTACATGGTCATTCTTCTCACCAAACTTCTTCTTTGGTAATGTTGCTTCCCATGCATCAATCATTACTTGCAACTCTTTAATTCTTTCTTTAGCTTGTGCTATTTTATCTTTAGTGTTCATTTGAATTCACACTCCACCATAATCTCAGTAAGACATGCAAGCATATTTATTTCCTGATCAGCAACAAATGCTATTTGATACTGGTACTTCGCAATAATAAGAACGGCAGCAGGAATAGTGGAAACGACAAGGGAGTCGTAAAGACTATCGTAAATGCAACGCAATAAAACAGCAGGATCATTGTCCAAGTTATTGACACACCATTTACGTACTTCTGGAAAGTTCTTTGCTTTGAGGTTTTTGATGAGATCATCTACTTTTGCTTCACTAAAATGTGCAAGTATACCACTATCTATCTTACCTCCCACAGAGTATCTCTGACACTCATTAAGAACTCTTCTCCAATCAGGGAAGTGCTTATTAATTAATTCTGCTAGAACTTTCTTATCTGCATCTATTCTTTCTTGTTCTAAAATAAAATTTAATCTTTTGAAAAATGCTATCGCAATGTCTTGTTTATACCTTCCCTGAATGCCAAACTCAACCACAGCACATCTCGAATGGAGGGGTTCAATGATTTTATTTTTGTAGTTGCAAGTGAAAATGAATCTGCAGTTGCTGGAGAACTCCTCAATACTCGCTCTAAGAAGGAGTTGTACGTCGGGAGTGGTATTGTCTGCTTCATCGATGATGATGACTTTATGCTTAGCCTCAGACGATAAAGAGACCGTTGATGCGAAATTCTTTGCATTGTTTCTAACAGTGTCAAGAAACCTGCCTTCATCCGACCCATTAATGACATATACATCAACCCCCAATTGCTTACAAAGTGCTTTAGCAACTGTAGTCTTACCACATCCAGCAGGACCAGCAAGAAGTAGATTAGGCACTTCACCTTTATTTAGAAATTCTAAGAAGGTTTTTTTAGTTTGTTCTGGTAGAATACATTCTTCAATTGTCTTAGGTCGATACTTNTCAACCCAAAGAAANTCATCTCTCATAATTTAGATCCAATCTGGTTTTCGGGACTCGTCACGTAGATAATTAGATGCAACCCAAGGTTTGCTCCTAATGTAATTTTTGTAAGCAGTAAAAGTGTCAATGCTTGTGTCATGTTTATACTCATCAGGCATTGCACGAGTAAAGGATTCCACCATACAATAACATGTAATCACTTCACCTGCAAGTTTGTGGAATGTTTTCTTTGCCTCAAACAGTGCATCAGCACAACCATGCACTTTACCATAACGATGACTATACTCATCAGATAAAGCGCATCCGTGTTGAATTAACCATGCAGTATTGAATATACTTGCTGCTGCCCATTGGGTGCAAGGATGGTTCCTGAATGCCCCTTTCTTGACCGAATAAGGGGTTCCATCTTTCTTCTTGACTAGATCATCACCCCAGTCATAATACCAATGTGAGAAGACAATGGAAAGCATTTGACATGTCTCCAATGGCATCTTGACCACATGTTTATCAGGCAATGCTTTTGCTGATACATGAGGATCTGGATGAGTAACAAAGATGTTCATTTGGTTTTAAAGAATCCCAATCGAACTAATACTAGCATAATAATTGTAGTCCAAAAGATAATATACCACATAATTTAACGTTTTGTAGTGTTACTCCTTGTCCTATTGTGGATGGCTATAAACTTGTCACCAGCAAAGGTTCCACCCAAACACACATCAATATCATCTCCATCTTGCCAATTCACATCACCATTCATTTTGGTGTGCAACATTGCTTCTTGAATTTGATCAATAACTTCTTGAGTTAGTTTCATAATACAGGATACTCCTCATTGCGTACAAATTTAGTTTTCTTAGTCTTAAAGTCTTCCATCAATCTCTGCACCTGTTTCCTATCAAGACCAGAAAGTTCTTGACAATTTTCCAAACAACGATAGATACATTCTCTATCACTAATGGGGGGAGAAATCTCCCACCCATCTTTATCATAATACTTTTTACCCTTAGTGACTTGTGCCTCTACATGTCCAAGATCCTGTTTCTTGGAGGGGTTCTTGTAATTATGATTTACCATTATCCAAATGTAGAATCTGGTTCTAGTGCTATGTAATAAGTAAGATCTTGATTCTTACTTGTGAATCTTGAAAGAAGTTTTGATGATACAACAACTTCATAATTGCCTGGCAAGATCTTTATATTCTCAACTTTAAAGTTGAAAGAGAATACATCATTAGTCTCACCTACAACAATAGAGAAATCATTAGATGCGTCATTCTTCTTATCTCTTACAAGAAGTTTAACCACTCCATCTCCACCAACAACAGCTAGATCAGATAATTGATATAGTGATGCTGCTTTAAGAAGCTTATCAAGTTGTTCAGTACTTACCTCAAAGGTTACATCCTCACTAGGAAGAGTAATCTTTTCTTCTTGTGGTGGTGTAACAATAACACTAGGATCAGCAAAGAAATACTTTGATCTCATCCTACCTTCTTTGATTACCACATGATTATCATTGGCAAAATCAAACTCAGCATTGTTGTATAGAACAACAACACTATTGAGAAACTGAGGAAGATCATAGATTCCAAAGTCTTTAGGAAACTCTTCTTCAACAGTTGCTTCAGCAAGGATGTTCTTCATCACACTAATAGTGCGAAGTTTATTACCTTGTTTAAAAAGAAGTGACTGATTAATATTAGAAAAGTTTTTTAATAAATTAATAGTCTTATCAGAAAGTTTCATAGCCACTGGTCGAAGTTTCATTGTTTTGCCCACTGAAGTGATAAAGTAGGAGTGAATAGTGTAGTGCTTTTAGTATATCACGTTTTGCTTGTCCCTTCTTGTCATAACGACTTAGATACTTGATTG